GAGTTCTTTACATCAAAATATCCTGTTATCTCTTCTGGTCAAACATCCAAAGTTATTATTGTTTCAACACCTAATGGATTGAATCTATTCTACAAGATGTGGACAGATGCGATTGAAAACCGTTCCACATACAAGACAGTTGAAGTTCACTGGTCACAAGTTCCTGGTCGTGATGCAAAGTGGAAAGAAGAAACAATACGAAACACATCGGAAGAACAGTTCCGTCAAGAGTTTGAAACCGAGTTCATTGGTTCAAATGCTACACTGATATCAGGAAGCAAACTAAGATCATTGGCATTCCACAATCCAATACATACAGAAGAAGGATTGGATATCTACGAACAACCAATACCCAACCATTTATACATTGCAAGTGTGGATTGTTCAGAGGGTGTACTGCTAGATTACTCTGCGATAAATATACTTGATGTGACACAAGTTCCCTACCGTCAGGTGGCCAAGTTTCGCAGCAACAAGATACCCCTATTATTCCTACCCACAATCATCTTCTCGTTAGCAAAGAAGTATAATGAAGCGTTTGCTTTGATTGAAACCAACAACATCGGTCAACAAGTTGTCGATATTCTACACTATGATTTGGAATATGAGAACATTTATAAGACCGAACAGCATCACATTAAAGGTCAATCTATCTCTTCAGGATTTAAACGGTCAACATCATTTGGTGTTAAGACTACTAAATCAGTCAAGAAGATTGGTTGTGCCAACTTGAAGACACTGATTGAAAACGATAAACTAATTATTAATGATTTTGATACTATTGCTGAACTGAATACATTTGTTCGTGTTCGTGATAGTTATGCTGCCGAAGAGGGCAGCAATGATGACTTGGCTATGGGATTAGTATTATTTGCATGGTTGACAGCACAGTCATTCTTTAAAGATTCAACTAACATAGACATACGTCAGTTCATGTTGGCAGAACAGAATTTGTTAGGTGAAGAAGAATTGGTTCCTGTTGGTATATTTGATGATGGTCGTAAAGAAGAAGTCACCGTAGCTGGAGATGATATCTGGTCTACACGTGATTTTATTAACGAAAGATTATAAAAAACTAAATACATCATAAATAACAATACCCCTTAACTAAAGGAGAAATCCAATGGCATTTCAATTATCACCAGGAATTAACACATCGGAAATTGATTTCACGACTGTGGTACCTTCTGCTATTTTAACCGCAGGTGGTTTTGCAGGAAACTTTAATTGGGGACCAGCAAATGAAGCAACTACTATTACGGACGAAGCTCGTCTGGTTTCTCGTTTCCAAAAACCAGATAATACAAATTATGAAGATTGGTTCTCAGCAGCAAACTTTCTAGCATACTCAGGTAATTTACAAGTTGTTCGTGCAGCGAACACAACATCAACACTCAATGCTACTGCAAACGGCACTGGCATTCTGATTGAAAATGAAACTGACTATACAAACAATCACGAAACAGCAACAAATACTGCATACGGTCCTTTTGCGGCACGTTATGCAGGAGCATTAGGAAATACAATGCGTGTTTCTATTTGTTCATCGTCACAAGCATTCTCTTCAAATTTAACTTCAACCGATTCGATGAGAGCAAACTCGTTGAACTATCTGGTTGATAATACTACAGTTATTAATGTCAATGGAACAGCAGATGCACGTGCTAATTTAGTGGCAGGTGATTTGATTTCTATCGACAATGGTTCATCGTTTATTCGTGTTGCATCCGTCAATGCTACTGCTATTACTATTGCTACTGCACTGACTGCTAATCTTACATTAGGCACAGCAATCACACGTAGATGGCAATATTACGATCAGTTTGGTGTAGCACCAGGAACTTCAACTTTTGTTTCTGACAAAGGTGGTAGCAATGATGAATTACACGTTATCGTTATTGATGAAGATGGTAAGTTCTCTGGAACAGCAAATACTGTTCTTGAAAAATATGCTTTTGTTTCAAAAGCATCTGATGCTATCTCGAATGATGGTTCTACAAACTACTATAAGAATGTTATTAATCAACAATCACAGTATGTGTGGTGGATGGCACATCAACCAGGTGCAACGAATTGGGGAAGTGCTTCTGCTGGAGTATCCTTTACTGCTATTCGTTCCCCATTTTCTGCATCGATGAGTTCGGGAGCAGATGGAACAATCGGAACATCAGAAATTGTTAATGCATATGGTAAGTTTGCCAATGCTGATGGAACTAATATTTCTTTGTTAGTTTCTGGTTCAGGTAATTTGACAACTGCTGCATATCTAATTTCACTAGCAGAGTCTCGCAAAGACTGTATGGTATTCTTGTCACCACCTAAGTCAACAGTTGTAAATAATGCAGGTAATGAAGCAACTGGAATTGTGGCATATCGTGACACACTGGCTTCATCTTCATATGCATCGATGGATTCGGGTTACAAGTATCAATACGATAAGTACAATGACGTATATCGTTTCATTCCATTGAACGGTGACATTGCTGGTCTATGTGCTCGTACAGATTCAGACCGTGATCCGTGGTTCTCACCAGGTGGTTTATCACGTGGACAAATTAAAAACGTAATCAAACTGTCTTTCAATCCAACCAAAGCAGATCGTGATACTTTGTATGTAAAAGGTGTCAATCCTGTAGTCACATTTGCAGGAGAAGGAACAGTTCTATTTGGTGATAAGACTTTGTTGAACAAACCTTCTGTGTTTGACCGTATCAATGTTCGCAGATTGTTTATTGTATTAGAAAAATCTATTGCTGTTGCTGCACGTTCTTCTTTGTTTGAATTTAACGATTCATTCACAAGAGCACAGTTTGTTGGCATCGTTGAACCATTCCTAAGAACTATTCAGGGACGCCGTGGTATCACTGACTATCGTGTGATATGTAATGAAACAAACAATACTCCTGACATCATTGATAACAATCAGTTCGTTGGTGATATTTACATTAAACCTGCTCGTTCTGTCAACTTTATTCAACTCAACTTTGTTGCTGTAAGAACAGGTGTTGCATTTGAAGAAATCGTTGGACGAATCTAATAAATAAGAAAAACACAAGGAGAAAAAAATGGCGTTTAATGTAAATTCATTTAGACAAAACATGATAGGTGATGGTGCTCGTCCTAACCTATTTGAAGTCCAACTAAAACTTAATAGTGCGCTTCGTGGAGTTGTACCAGGTGCAGATGCTGCTGCTCAACAAATGACTTTCATGTGTAAGTCAGCACAAATTCCAGGTTCAACACTTGGAGTTGTCAATGTTCCATATTTTGGTCGTGAAGTAAAATTTGCTGGTAACAGAACTTTTGCCGATTGGACAGTCACAGTTATCAATGATGAAAATTTTAGAATTAGAAATTTTTTCGAATCATACATGAATGCAATCAATACACATGGTACAAATGTTAGATTGCTTCAAACACCATCATCGTATGTAACTTCGGCAACTGTTCTACAATATGCAAAGAATGGAACTCCAATAGCAGCATATGATTTCTTTGATATGTTCCCGACTGATTTGTCGGCAATTGATTTGGATTGGGGTTCTAATGACGCTATTGAAGAGTTCACTGTGAACTTTACATATAGTTATTGGACAAGAGCAACTGTAACGGATCAGGGACAGACAGCATTTAATGTACCTACTGGTCAAGTCGTTCAGGGCAATGGTGGGAATGCCTTTAATCAAGGTACCCAAAGGTAATATTATTTGAGCAAAAAAGAACAATCACGTTCTTTTTCTATAGAATGAGAAATTAATGGCAATCAAACTTTTTGGTTTTACTCTAGGTAGCAAGGATGTTGTTCAGGTTGAGAAGCCTGAACAACCTTCCTTTACGCTCCCTACTGCTGCACTGGATGACGGTGCAGTAACTATTACTCAGAATGCTCATTACGGAACCTACGTTGACTTAGAAGGTTCTGTACGTAATGAGATAGAGTTGATTACTCGATATCGTGAGATGTCCAACCATCCTGAATTGGATATGGCGATTGGTGAGGTTGTAAATGAAGCAATCACACACGATAAGTCTGGTAAGGTTCTCAAGATTGTTCTGGATGATTTAAAACAACCAGCATCAATCAAGAAGAAAATAGAAGAAGAGTTTGATGCTATTTTAAAAATGCTAAACTTTTCTAATCTTGCCGATGATTTGTTTAGACGTTGGTATATTGATGGTCGTTTATTCTATCAAGTCATAGTAAACGAAAAAACTCCTAATCAGGGTATTCAAGAACTACGATACATTGACCCACGAAAGATTCGTAAAGTTCGTGAGATTAAAAAAGACCGTGACCCAAAAACTGGTGCAACGATTATCAAATCGATTGCCGAATACTACGTGTTTAATGACCGTGGAACAGCACAACAAACATTTACTGCACAAGTAAATCAAGGATTACGCATCTCTCCAGACTCAATCATCAATGTGAACTCTGGAATGATGGATGCAAAGAATACATTCGTTATTTCTTATCTACATAAAGCAATCAAACCACTCAATCAACTACGAATGATTGAAGATGCGATTGTTATCTACCGTATTAGTCGTGCTCCTGAACGTCGTATATTCTACATTGACGTTGGTAACTTGCCTAAAGGTAAAGCAGAACAGTATCTCCGTGACGTTATGGTTAAGTATCGTAACAAGATGGTGTATGATGCCAACACAGGTGAGCTACGTGATGAACGTAAGCACATGTCAATGCTTGAAGACTTCTGGTTGCCTCGCCGTGAAGGTGGTAAAGGCACAGAGATTACTACACTACCAGCAGGACAAAACTTAGGTGAACTGGAAGATGTTAAATACTTCCAGAAAAAACTTTTACAATCATTGAATGTTCCTTATTCACGACTTGAACCACAAGAAGGTGGATTTGCTGGTCTTGGTCGTTCACAAGAAGTAACACGTGATGAATTAAAGTTTGCTAAGTACATACAACAGTTACGTAACAAGTTTACTAATCTATTCGATGAAGCACTAGGTGTTCAGTTATCGTTAAAAGGTATCTGCACATTAGAAGAGTGGGAAGACTTTAAGGATGATATCTATTATGACTTCCTCAAAGATAATAACTTCACTGAAATGCGTGAGTCTGAGTTGTTACAAAACCGCATTCAAATGGTTGCAACACTTGACCCATTCATTGGTCGTTACTTCTCACAACAGTATGTCAAACAAAAAGTGTTGATGATGACTGAAGAAGAGATTGAAGAAATGCAGAAACAGATTATGTACGAGAAAGAAAACTTACCTGACTTTATGCAAAGTCCAACTATGGGTGGTGGTCAGGAACAACAAGGTGAAGACCCGAACCAGTATCCTCCAGAGGATAATACTGAAGAAGCTGATGATGCACCTGAATCGTTGACTCCACAATTGGATTCATCGTTAAACAAAGCGGTAACAAAACGCTAAATAGGAGATATTATGGAAAATATTAATAATTTTATAAACAGTATTGCTGCTGGTGACAATGTAACAGCCAAAGAAGAATTGGAGGAGTTACTTTCTTCTAAGGCATTTGATGCTCTTCAAGGTCGTAAGCAAGAGATTGCATCCACATTATTTGGTGGTGAGCAAGAAGAAGAATACTCAGAAGAGGAAATTGAATCCGAAGAATGAAAGCACTAAACGAATTCAAACTTATTGTTGAAGAAGACAAGAAGGCAGACTACTCTAAGTTTGATGCTTTGATTCGTGCTGGTCTGGCCAATAAGGCACAGATAAATCGCATTCATAAGATACTGGATAGAATGGGTGAAGAGAAACCAAACTTTACTCAAGCAGATCGTGCTATTATCCAGAACATGTTTGTGAAGATGGTGGACTTGCTTTCACATAATAAGACTATCAATACACAAGCACGAAAAGCAATACATGAAAGACGAGAGACAGTTCAGTATACATCGGACTATAAACTTAGTCCTAGTGGTCGCAAAGTTAGACGAGCACGATTAAAGTTTTCAGACTTAGTTGATGTAGATGATTTATATAAAGATGATGCTAAAGGCACTGATAATAAAAAAGAAGTAAAAGAGTCGGTTAATGTAAATAATGAACCTCCTCCAGTATTGTTGTTAAGAAGAAAAGCAATTCGTTTGTATCCAGAT